ATCGTGCTTTTTGTGCTCATTTCAGATTTGACTACTCGATTGCTTCTTCTAGATATCCAAGATTATTTTACTCAACAAAATTTGATAAGATATTTCCTGGTATGTCAGTGAAGCCATACGAGTCTCAAAGACAAATTATCGACTTTGTCTTTGACAATATTTCAAATCCATTTTGTTGTGTATTTAATACTTTGATGGGTATGGGCAAAACATGGGTTGCAGGATACATTGGTTTATTGGTTCATCAATTGAACATTAGGAATAGTTCCTCAAGAAGACCAAAAACTTTCATATACACTTGTCAAGAAGGACTTAGGTCAGTTAGACATGTTGTTGGAAGAATCTTGCATTTTCATGATGTTTCATTCGCAGTCGCTTTTGTTGAACGTAGAGGTGGTGATTCAGTTGGAAAACTAGTTATCAAAAAGCAAAATTCTTGCAAAGGTGACCGAAGAAAACCAACTGTGATTTTGGCTGGTGTTCGAGCAACAATTGAATTGTTGAAGAATGATTATTTTGATACAAAGGAAGAATATGTGATCAGAAGAGAGGATAACATTGTGTTTTTTGATGAAAACACTATTCAGATGGACAAAACACCAAGTCCAATGGTTCCCTTTTTGAGCGAATTCTACCAAAATATTCCTTCTCAAGTAATCTTTTCTTCAGCCACTCATCCGGAAATTGAGCGCATGGATATGTTGAGAGAATACATTCTTTCCAAAAATTCCGAGACAATTTTTAGAACTATCGATTATTCGAAGGTTTTGATTGGTACACAGCTTAATAGATTGAATGGGGAAATTGTTATTCCCCACTCAAGATGTGCTGATTTGGAGACATTAGATCGTTATATTCGATTTATTGAAACTAATATCATGTACAGAAAGTTCTATACCATTCCCTTGGTGAGAGCAATGTACGAAAAAATTGTTTCACTTGGATTAGAATTGCCAAACGAGTTAACCTTTGACAATTGGATGAGTGTATTGGCTCATAGAAATCAAGAGTCTGTTCAAGAACTCGGAATAGAGTACTTATACTTTATCCGTACTATGTCTATTGATGACTTAACTATACTTGAGAGATTCAATCAAATCAATCAAGTAAGTCGTGCCATTGATTTTGACAATTTGGTTGAAAGTTCACGCGCTCTCTCTGGTCAAACATTCATATCTTGTCCAAATCCTGAAGAATTGCTGACAATTAAATTTGGAGAATATTTTTCAACTGTGATGGCAAGAATGAAAATCAGATCGTTTGATGATTTGCTCAGTAACTACAAGAAAATTTTACTAGCAAACCAAAAGAGAGCTGAATCTGCCTCAAAGGCTAAATCAGCTAAGGGCGATGTAAAAATTTCAAGAGATGAACGAGCAAGAGCCGAAGCCGAACGTTCAGAAAATATCACAATTCCAGAAATTCCCGAAGAATTTAGATTGGGTCAAAACAAATCTTATTTTTCGATTGGACTTGTTGATTGGGATGAAATTGTTGCTGACCCAATTGTTAAGTTTGCAGCTTTGTTTGGAATATTCATTTACAGTGGAGATTCTCATCCATCGTATCACAACTTGGTGATTGACACAATTTCAAAGGGAACATCAGTTTATGTTTTTGCCGATTCAACACTGAATTATGGCAATTCATTCCCATTTAACAACGGGATTATCACTGATGAAATGGTTACTAATCTTGACACTACTCCATCCGATAAGACTTTATGTCAATTAATGGCAAGAGCAGGAAGACCTGGAGTTTCTCATACCGCAATCATTTATGCTGGAAATGCAGTTATTAACAAGATTAACGATGCCATTTATAATCTTGAGTATGTTGACTTGGAATTTGCCAATTTGGAACAATGTGTTCATAATGCTCGACATCTTGATGCTCTCGAAGTTACCAGAATACAAGAGGAAATTGCACAAGCAGCTTTGAGAGCAGAACGAGAAGAACACCAAGCCAGATTGAGAGCTGAACAAGAAGAACGCCAGGCTAGATTGAGAGCTGAACGAGAAGCAAGAGAACTTGAAGCACAAGAAGCAAGAGAACTTGAGGAACGTCAGGCTAGATTGAGAGCTGAACAAGAGGCAAGAGAACTTGAAGCACAACAAGCTAGATTGAGAACTGAACATGAAACTCAACTCAATTCACGTTGGGGAAGAAACCATTCTACCCAATCTGTCCAAACTGCTCAATCCACCAACACAAATGGTAGAGGTGAAGCTAATGGTGGATATGCTAACCGCTATAACAGTAGTGGATTTGGTAATCGTTCTAATTCCAATTCTCAGTCTAATTCTTCAAGTTCATTATCTTGGACTAGAGGTCAAAGACTCTAATTTTGTTTGATGTGACTTTTTTCTTTAATGCAATGTAACTTTTTTCTTTGATGCAATGTAACTTTTTTCTTTGATGCTATGTGACTTTTTTCTTTGATGCTATGTGACTTTTATTTAATGACTTTTTATTTAATGTGATGTTTAATTTTGGTAAGATTTTTGTAACATAACAAGGATATATTTTTATAAAAAATAAAAAATATATATAATTATTTTATTATGAATATTTTGCACAAACGCGTTTATGAACAAGATGGAGGAAAAAAAACATCTAAAAATCAATCTAAAAAAACATCCATAAACCCATCTAAAAAAACATCTAAAAAATGTTCTAAAGGAGAAATTTTAAGAGAAGGATATAAAACAAAATCCGGTAAAAAAGTTTCATCTGGATGTATTAAAGCTCAATCTGCAACTGGTAAAAAAACTTCTAAAATATTAAAAAAATATATAGAAAAAAAAGAATCTAAGCAAAAACAATCAAGACAAAAATTTCCCAAAGAAGCCTCAAGCAAATGTAGTCCAGGTCAAATTAAAAGAGAAGGATATTATACTAAATCACATTTATCACACACAAAATCAGGTAAAGAAATTAATGTAAAAGGTCATTGGGTTGCTCCTGGATGTATAAATAGTGTTTTGGGAAGAAGTACTAAAGGTAGTAAATTAATTACTTTAATGGAAAAAGATGTTTTAAAACCATTTGGATATGAAAATGTTCATTTGATGACTAAATCAGATAGACAAAAAGCACTTAAGAAAGCAATCCAAACAATAAAACCATTATCTATTTATAGAAGAATAATAGCAATAGCAACTTTGAATAAAAACAAAGATGCTAAATTATATGAAATTTTAAGAGAAGATGCCAAATGGATTAAAACACAACCTGAATACATTAAACAAAAATCATCAAAAATTACTTCTAAAAAAACATCTAAAAAAACATCTAAAAAAACATCTAAAAAAACATCTAAAAAAACATCTAAAAAATAATTTAATACTTAGTCAAAAATATCATATTGAATATATTCAATAAAATTATTTAAATTTGTTGTAACGTAATCAAATATTGAATTTGAATTTGAATTTGTATTTGTATTTGAATTTGTATTTGTATTTGTATTTGAATTTGAATTTGAATTTGAATTTGAATTTGAAGTATTATTAATATTAGTACAATTTGATTTTTTTATATTACTTTTAAGAAAAGTTATTGAACCATGTGATTCATTAATTTGATAAAAATTTTTCCAAACTACTCTAAATTCACTTAAATATTTATAATTGGATGATAAAATTATTGTTTTGATATTTTTAGGTAATTGAATTATTTTAGAAGAAAAACCATTACCTAATCTAATTGATTCTATTGTATTGGGTAAATTAGTTAAAGGATAAGTAAATGAGTCTCCTAAACTTAAATTTACCAAATTCCTAGGTAAATTAGAAATTGGGAAAGAAAAAGCGTTAGAAAGTGTAAGATTTTTTAATCCTCTTGGTAAATTATTTATAGGTTGATTGAATGTGGCAAGTAAATAAATTTCTTCAATTGATTCAGGTAACATATCTAATGATTTATTGAAATTCATTCCAAAATATATTATTTTTAAATTTGTTGGAAGATTATCAACAGATTGATTACAATCAAACATAAAGACTAATTTAACTAATTTCAAAGGTAAATTATCTAATGGAAATTCATAATCTACTTCAAATCTAATTTCTTTAATTGTTTCAGGTAACCATACAATTTTTTCATTATAACTTTCTGAAAAAATTATTTTGTTATACTGATTTATAAAATTTTTTATTTGTATGTCTATATTTTTAGAAATATTTTTACATATACTTAAATATTTTGTGTTATAGTCAATTTTAAACATACTTTATATTTTATGTTTACATATTTATTTATATATTTAGATTTGCAAAAAAGTTGATTAATTTATTAAATAATTCAATTTAATTAAAATAAGTTAAAATGGAAACACAAAATGAAGTTATAAATAATTCAAATGTTATTGAAAGTTTGGGTGATAGGATGAAAAAATATGAAAATAATGTTGATTCTCAAATAATTATTAAACCTACTGAATCATTTTTAATTAGACTTGATGGAAGATCCTTTAGTAAATTTACCAAAAGATTTAAAAAACCGTTTGATGTAATTTTTATTAAAGTTATGGGATTAACTACAATTGATTTAATAGAAGAATTTGAAGCACAAACAGGATATACTCATTCAGATGAAATCACATTAATATTTAATTCAAAATGTACAGAATTACAAGAATTTGAATATTTAGAATCTAAAACTAAATTAACAAAACTACCAAATCATATGTTTAATGGAAGAATACAAAAAATATTAACTTTAATAAGTTCATATTGTTCAGTAAGATTTAATTACCATTTGGCTCAATTAATTGAATCATCAAAATCAGAATATGATAGTAAATTTATAAATCTTATCAAATCACAAAAACAAATGTTTGATGGAAGAATATTAATTTTTTCGGAATCAACCAAACATGAAATTTTAAATCATCAAATATGGCGTTCGGTTTATGATTGTGAAATAAATGCTATTTCTACTTATGCTTATACATATTTTGGTCATAAAAAAATAATGGGAAAAAATTCTAAAGAATTAATTAAAATGTTACAAGATGAAAAAAATATAAATTGGGTTCAAGATATTCCATTATTTATAAAACACGGAATATATTGTAAAAAAAATATTATTGATAAAGAAATTAATGGTAATAAAGTTCAGAGACATACTTATATTTTAAAAGAACTTAAAATTAATTTTAGTCAAGAAAATTTAAATATGTTAGTTAATAAATATTGGAATACTAAAACAGAAGAAGAAATTATTATAGAAAATAATTTAGGTAATGAATTGGATTTGAATTTGATAAACTTGTAAAAACAAATATTAAAAATTATTCCAAAATAAATTCAACAGATTCAAAAGCCGAATTAACCCACCCATGAGAATCTGAAACACATTCTCCAATAATGATAATATTATCTTTAACTAAATCTTTAATCATTGATTTTTTTTTATCTTTATTATAATTTGGATTATTATAATGTACTCCAGTTTTCCAAAATTTAATTATAATATCATCAGGTTTTGTGATTGGAATATTACATTTGTTTAGCAGTTTATAAATTATACCATATTGTTCTGTTTTTGACTTATTATATAATAAATTATTTAATTTAACTGAATCTGATTCTTCGGTATAACAACACATAAGAATTTGTTCATTAATCACAATGACTTTTCCTACCAAACCATTTGTTTTGTATGAAAATTTTAACCCATGTCCTGATTTATGATAAGAATATACACGAATATAATTAGAACCTGAAACCATTGAATATACATTTGCTATTTTATCAGTAATTTTACAATTTGCAAAATTAAATTTGATTGAGTTAGTACATTCGGTGGCAAGAATAATTTTTTTTGCTTTGTAAATTTTATTCATATCTGTTTGAATTTCAAAAATTTGTGAGTCTGTGGGTTGAGAAACAATAATTACATTTTGATTTATTTTGATATTTTGAATTCCTGTTATTCCAACCAACCCATTTAATAATTTTGTATAACCACCATCTTTTATAAATTTAAAATTAAAATCTTCAGTTCTTAGCAATTCATCTATCTCCCCATACAATACTGATTCAATATTAGCTTTAAAATAAGTTTTATATAAAAAAGTAGATTTTATTATTTGGACTATTTTTAAATCAACATACAAGTCTAAAAATTCTTCAAAATTTAATTTGGCATTGGATATTTCTAGTTTATTTGAATTGAATGTCATTTTTAAATATTTAATAATATTTTTATTTAATTGATAAAAATCATCTTCATTAGGTACTGATTTAATATATTTATTATCCCAATCAATCATTTTATACTTACTTATTCCTCCACCTAATTCAAAACCTAATTCCCCAGCTAATTTTATTGTATAAGTATTATCATTTTTTATAATTCCTCCACCCAAACTTATATTACTTCCATTCCAATTCACATTATAAATCCGACCTCCTATCCGATTGGATTTTTCCAATACCAAATAATTAGAAGGTTTAGTTTTATAAATCCAATACAGTCCTGCCATACCAGCTCCTATTACAATATAATCAAATATTTTAATATCCATTATATAAATATAATTGATAAATAAAAAATTGATATAAAAATGATATATTAGAAAATTAAATTAATTAAATTTTATATCAAATAATTTGGATGTTTACTGAAAATTATTCTGTAGATTATTTTGTAGAGGGGGAAGATTTATATTTTGAAAACATTGAATTAAAACACACAAAAAAAATATTAAACCTTGAAAGTAACATTATGAATGATGATACATTTAATGCAATTCAACATTTAATGTCATTAAATTCATCATTACTTGATTTAAGTGGATTATTATTAGAAGGAACTTTAAGAATTGATTCAAAATTAAATTCAATAATTAATCTGTATAATATTAAAAAAATATATTGTTCAAACAATTATTTTGATACAATAATTATTGATCTTCCAAATGGAATTGAAGAATTTGAATTTGAAGAAAATCCAATTAAAAAAATATTTTTTCCCTATTCATTTAATAGACTGATTGATAATTTAATTGAATCTGTTGAAACTATAATTTTTCCATTTAATTCTGAATTTAATAAACAAATTGATAATCTTCCATTTGGATCAAAAATATTATGTTTAGGTAAAAAATTTAATCAATCAATTTCAAATTTACCAAACAGTTTAATACATTTATTTTTACCAAATAAATATAATATTCAAATTATTAAATTACCTAAAAATTTAAAATCATTATGTTTTAATCCCATAACTTCTTTAGCGGATGTGGATTTTAAAAATAATTGTTTAATAAATTTAGAAAATTGTATTCCGGATAATTTAGAATATTTATCATTGCCTATAAAATATGAAACAAATAATGTATTTAAATTTACAAAAAAACCAAATACAATTATTTTTAAATCATTAGAAATGAATTATTCAATATCTAAAAATATGATAAAATATTTAGATGAACATAATTATTCGAATATAGAATATAAAATTGATGTGAATAGACATTTTTATTTAAAGCAAATAATTTTTTACAAATAATTATATTATTTAATTTTATTATATTGAATAATGTATAAGTTTAAAACATCAAGAGTTTTTTTATAATGGTCATTAATTTCAATTATTTTGTTTTTAATTCTATTTTCATTTTCAGGACTTATTGTGTCTAAATCTAATGAGGTATTATTAAATTCAAGTTCTCTTTTGTAAAATTTTAATTTACCTTTTAGCCCGATGATTTGTTGATTTAGTTTCACTGGGTCTTCCAAGTTCAAATAAATTGTTCCAGTTATTTCAAATAAACTATACAATTCTCTTTGAACTCTTTTTTTTCCAAATAGTGATACTTTTTTATTAATTATTGCTTCTTCTTCAGTTGCTTCCCTATAACCATCTGGAATTTCTCCAATCCAAAAATATGGTTTGGGATTTTTAGTTTTGGTTGTTTTTTTTGCTTTTGTTTGTTTGATTGGGTTGGTTGGGTTGGTTGGGTTGATTGGTTTGGTAGATTTAATTTCAATTTCCATTAAAACTTCTTTTTCATCAGGTTCAGTAATGTTATAATTTTGCATATTGGATTTTAATTCATATTCAAGTTCATTAATCAAATCAGTTAAATTATCTTGTAATTCTAACAAATTATCATATTCATCAGTTAATTCAGTCATTTGACTTATCCTTTTTTCAATTCTGTCGTATTCATTATTTAACCAATCTAAATCTGCTAAATTATATTTATGTTCAGGAATATATTCAGTATCAGTAGTTTTATTGTTATTTGATGCATTATCAATTTGAATTTCAATATTGGTTGATTGAACTTCTAATTTATCAGAGTCAGTTAAATTATTTTGTTTGGTTTTGTCTTTGGTATAATTTTTTTCATATGGTCCTAACAAAATACTATCTATTCTATTTAATCCCCACAATAATACTTCATTTGCTTTAATAGCATCATCCATCGATTTTTTTTGTGGAATAGGAGTGCATTTTATTTTTATAGTTTTATCTTTTTTAAAAATAGATATATTTTTTTTTACACTTGATATTTTTTTAATTTTTGTAGTTTCATTAGACATTATTACAATATATATATTTTAGATTGTATTCTATGATAAAATCAAATTTTTGAAAAAAATTGATTTTAATTGTTAATGTAATTATTTATATATATAATCTTAATAATGTTAAATAAGGTAAATATATTCAGATTAAATAGACAATTTAATAACATAATTACACAAAATATAAGATGCTTAAGTCGTTCAAGAGAAAACTTTAATGCTAATAAATCATTATCTAATAAATTAGATACTAATAATAATAATGAACATAATTATAAAAATACTAATTTAAATTTAGTTAATTCTAATTTAGGTTTAAGAAAATTTATTGAAAAAACTTATTTATGGACTGGTGGTGGAATATCAACATCTATTGCTATTGGGATTGTGGGAAATGAAATTTTACAGTCACATCTTGTTTCATTTCCTTTGGTATTTGGTTCAGGAATTGTAATGGGTTTGGGTGGTGCAATTGGGATTGGAATGACAAAATATTCAATACAAAAAAATATTATGTCTATTAAATCAAATACAAATAATTTAAAAAAAGAAATTGAAATCATAACTTCAACCAATTCAACTGGTAGATTGGTATCGTACGGTAGTTTAGTTACAGGTATGGGTATCACAATGATTCCATTATGTGGTATATTTCCTAATGCATTGGTTCCAGCTTTTATTGCTTCCTCAAGTATTTTTGGTGGTTCAAGTTGGTATGCGATGACAAGAACAGAAGGTGAATTAGAACCATTGGGTAGTGTTTTGTATGGTGGATTAGGGGGATTAGTTGGAGTTAGTTTGTTGGGTTTAGGTTCAAATTTAATTTTTGGAACTAATTGGTTTGGAGATATAACTCATTTGGTAAGTTTATATGGTGGAATTCCTTTATTCACAGGTTTAATAGCATATGATACACATAAAGCAATTGAAAAATATAATTCAGGAAATCCAGATCATTTGGGATGTTCAACAGAATTATATTTAAATTTTTTAAATTTATTTGTTAGATTCGTTGAAATTATTGGAAAAATTCAATCTAATAACAAAGATTAAATAAAAAAAATTTTTTATGAAATAAATTGGAAATAAATAAAATATTTTAAACAAATTGAAAATCAATAACAACTGGATCATGATCTGAATTATATGAATTTCCATCACAACTATGTGGATATGCGTGATATGCGAAAGCATTTGAAACCATTGAATATAATTTTGGTGTTACTAAAATATGATCAATCATAGAAAATTCAGTAGATTCAACTTTACAATTTGAATTTGCATCCCAATATTCAGAATATCTTTCAGATTTTGAAATTTTATCCCCAATAGATTTAAGTGAATATTGAGAAGAATATTTCCCAGTATTTCCCTTTAAAATATCTAAAACTTGAGATATTGGTAAATTATTATTCATATCCAAAATCAAATTATCCCAATCATTTAAATCTCCTATCATAATAACTTCAAGACCTTGATCAATAAAATTTACAATTTGTTCTTGTAAAACTTGCGCTTGTGCTTCTCTTTTAGAACATCTTTCTGAATCAGTTGGCATTGCTAATAAATGGGCTCCAATCATAACCACATCCAAATTATCTCCAAATTTAAAATTTGTAATATAATGTTTAGAGACACCGGTACTTCCTGTAACATTATATCCACATTTAGAATTGGGTATAGGATAATTATATTTGGTTTCGGTTCTGTATAAATTAACATAAGGATCAATTAATGTCATCATTCCTACATTTTGACCAGTAGAAGAATCAGTTCCTTTAATTAAATATGGATTATATAAGTGATTTGTTCTATTAATCAACATATTAATTTCATCACAACCTTCTATTTCACAAAAATTAACAATATCTGGTTCCAAATCATTAATAATATTACTAATATAATCCATATGTTTTAATACTTCAGATTGTGATGACCAAACACAAGAAGAACCAGGACAACCAGAATATTCATCATAAAACATCCATTCTACATTATATTGTATCAATCTTAATTTTGATTTGGATTCCCTTCTATCTGATGGATTAGAAGGGGTGTATGGACACTGAGTATCAGTTGAATATACTGTGAAAAAATTACCCAACACAATTAAAAAAGTAAAATTAAAAAATAAATTAACGATATTCATCCTAATATTAAATAATAATTATATATTTATTTTATATCTTAAAATCAATTTTTATACCAAATAAATAATTAAATATTATTTTCCTAAATATAATATATAATGATTCAAACACCATATAAATTAGATTTTATTTTAAATACTTCTAATAATTCATCATATATTCAAACCGAACAAAACCATCAAACCCAACAAACCCAACAAAACCATCAAACTCAACCAGAACAATTGGCAAACTCCAATAAGACAATTTTATCAAATGAAATAAATTTATCAAATAATAAATTTAAATCAATTGTTTTAAATATGGGTCTAGAAGATATATATTGGTTAAATTCAAATGTTGATTCTGGTATAAATTTTAAAATTAAAGTTACAAATTATGATAGAATTAACGAAAATAATTATTCAGTATACACTTTAACTAATGGATTGGTTGAACCATTTCAAATTGATAAATCATCTGACATAAATAATTATATTGATTTTGGTTCAGAAGAATTAATTTTACAAATAATAGATTATAAAATTAATTCGATTCAAGATGATTTTATATCTAAATGGACAGATGATAAGATTAAATTTGAACAAAATATTCCAATAATATATTTTTATGGAACAATTTATAATAATTCAGGAGAATTTTTATCATATTATTATTTAACGAAAAAATATTACAATTTTATAGATATTTTGAATCAAACAGATTTTATTTTTTCAATTACTTTTTTTAAAAAATTATTAGCATTATTAGATAATGTTTTAGCACATAGATATGTTTTAAGAAATTTAAATATGTTTGATTTGGGATATGAAAAAAAATCTCAAAATAATTTTGAAATTATATTAATTAAATATACTAATAAAAGCTTATTATCACTTAAAGATAATTTTTTTACTTCATTTGATATATTGAAATGTTATGACAAAAAATGTATTGGAAATTTAACACCATATTATGTTATTGGGGATTATTATAATATTAATAATAATTGGTTAGATAGATTGGATAAATTTTATTCATTAGCTTTGGTTGAAATTATTTTAGTTTTATTTTATAATAATGATGATAATTTATCAAAAATATACGATTTTATAGTTGGACCATCTGTTTTTGAGGGACAACTTCATTATTACCATTTTTATAAAAGATTTAATTCAGAAAAAAATGTACATAATTTAAATTTATTGATAAATGATTTGAAACTAAGATTCTGTGATATTAATCCACTTTTTGAATATATTTTACATTCAATTATCATTAATTTACTTGATAAAAATTATGATAAAATTTATTATCCAAATCAAATTTTAACTGTGATAGAAAATAATGAAAAATCTAATAATGAATTTGATATTAAGTATACATCAAAAAAAAAAATATATAATCCTCAAGATGATAATTATATGAAAATAAATTACAAAATAAAACAAAATATTTTATCTAACGATGAATTAAAAATAACAAATAGTACCAATTCAAATATTCCAAAATCAAATTCAAATTTAAATAATTTAATTGGGGATGAAGAAATTACTAATAATATATCTGAAGACATAATTAAAATTCCAATTAAAAAAATCACTTACAAATTATTTGATAGCAATCTTAATAATAATTACCATAATAAATATTTAAAATATAAAACAAAGTACATATGGTTACAAAAAAAATTGAAAATATAAATTATCTAAATATCTTACATATATATTCATATAAAATTCATATATGTACTGGATTATTAAAAAATGATTAAAAGAAATCAAATTTTAAGGATAATAAAATTTATTGATTATTTATATTTAACATCATATATAAATAATTCTTTAAAAAATTTTGCTCCTGACAATTCTGATATTGTAAATGAATGGAAAATATTTTCCATTCATTTAAATAAACTTCAAGAATATCAAAATATTTTTTATTTGATTAATTTATTATCAAAACAAAATGAATTTGATTATGAAGTTTTATTAGTAAGTATACATATATTTAATAAAATATGTAAAAAATATGCTCATTTAATTGAAAATTATGTTATTTTATTTGGTTCAATTTATATTACACTAAATAAAAATTTTTGTGAAGAATATTTGTGTGATAATTTTTTAGCAGATATTTTTAATGTTAATGTAAAAATAATTAATGAAATGGTTAAATGTATTGATAATTTTATTATTTATAATGACGTTTATTATTGTTGTGAAGAAAAAAATAAAATAATTAATGGAATCTATTATAGTTAAATTTTGTTAAGATAAATATTTTTCAAATGAATAATAATCTATAAAAAGAATATCATTTAATTTTAATTCAGAACAAAAACCTAAATTAAATATTATAGCTCCCAGACCCCAAGTATTTAAATATTTTTTTGTTTGTTCTTTAATTCTTTTTCTAATATATTGATTATCTAGACCATAAAAATTTTTAGCATCAATCCATTTAATTTTATTTCCATTAATAGTTAAATTATCCAATATTAAAAAATCAGGAGTATTAACAGCCTTATTTAATTTTTTTATTTGTTCTTCTGCTAATTGATTCTGTGTTTTATATTTTATTCCATTCAAATCTAAAATTTTCTGAATTAAAAATTCAAAATTATTTGATTTTTTTAATATTTCATCCTGATTTATTAATGCATATAAATCATTAGATATACCTAATTCTAATTGTTTTTTGTCTCTCAAAGATAAAATGTTATTTTTTTTAATTAATTGAGTTAATTTTTTTTTATATTTATCCATAAATATTAATCTTAGTAAATTTAGTGGTGAACCATCATATTTTGATGATAATTTTAATACATTCATTCCATCATTATAATCTAATATTATTTTTGATTTGGCTGACAATACTTTTTTATGCATCTTAATCATATGTTCTCTCATTAAATTAGCTCTAATTGATAAAATTATTTCTTTACAAAAATATTTTGGTAATTGAATTGGGGAATTTTCATATTTAGCTTCTATTTTTTCAAATAAATTATTAATTTCCTTATCACTCATTTTAGCATATGATTTGTAGGGGCTTAAATCTAATTTAGAACAAATATATTTTTCTATATTTGAATCTAATGGATTTGTTTTTATTTTTAAATCAATTTCAGATTTACTCATATAATATTAATTTTATAAAATTAATATTATTAAATTTTAAAAATTATATTTATTTTTTTTATAATGGACACATATTTTTAATTTTGTTATTTGTAACTAAACCCAATTCTCCTTTTTCATTAATATCTAAAACTAACTCTTCTTCTTGAATATTAGTATCGTATAATTCAAATTCACATCCCACTACAACCAATTCATCTGCTACCTTATAATCCAATACTAAATTTCCATATATCCACCAATCATTACTAATCTTAGTACGATAATTATCTAAAGTCATATTTATTCTTGAACTTACCATATTATCTAATTGTAATGACATTTGACCAACCATTTCTAAATAATTCATTAAATTATTTAATGGACATTTTATACCAGTTAATGACATTTGATGTTGCATTACACCCATTTACAAAAAAATGGGACACTTATTTAAAAATTATTTATTCTTAAGAATGAATAATTAATAATTTTAAAGATTTATTTGATATGTTATATATATATATACATTTATATGGATAATATTGATTATAAAAAAATCTATGAAGAAGTTATTTTTGAAAAAATAACTATTAAAAATGAATACGAACAATATAAAAAAACACAAGAAAATATAATTAATAAACTTATTGATGAAAATAGAGAATTAAAAGAACATCTTAAAAAATATACTGCACCTAAAGGAAATAAAAAATATTATGAAAAAAATAAAGAAAAAATTATTGAATATAATAAAAAATCATATCATGACAAAAAACTTAAAATAAATGATGATAAACAAAATACTGATGAAAATAATTAAAAAAATATATAAAATAATTTTTAATTATTAAAAAAATATATAAAATAATTTTTAATTATTAAAAAAATATATAAAATAATTTTTAATTATTAAAAAAATATATAAAA